TAGGTTATACCTAAAATAAATTATTTTATAAATTAAATACATAATGAAAAATTGAAATAATAATAAGTTTATCATTAAATATATAATTATGTCATATTCAGTAATTTATAATACTAATGAATTATTTACTGGTGAGAAACCCACCGATTACTTTCCATTTAAATATGAACTAGATCATTTTCAATTACATGGTTGTAAAGCTATTGATAATAATGAAAATGTTCTAATAACAGCACATACAGGTTCGGGTAAAACAGCACTAGCTTTATATGCTATTGCTAGATGTATTAGTCAAGGAAAAAAAGTTGTATATAATGAAATTGTAGAAAAAGGAATATATCTTTATGATCTACTTGATGTTGGAGAAGATAATCTTTACTATTCAAACAATCTTATCTCACACAATTGTGAATTCTTAGGATCTGTTGATACACTAATTGCACCATCTAAACTCAGAAACCTCGTCTACGACCACCCCAAGACCCGTAGTGCAGGTTTAGATGTTTATGTGGATCCTGAAGAGAATCATGACTATTTGATTACTGTAGACGTTGCTAGAGGTGTAGGGAATGATTATTCAGCATTTACCGTAATTGATATTACACAATTTCCTCATAGAGTTGTAGCAAAATATAGAAACAATGAAATTAAACCAATGCTGTTTCCAAGTATTATTAGTGAAATTGGAAAAAGTTACAGCGATGCATATATTTTATGTGAGGTAAATGATGTTGGAGATCAAGTAGCAAGTATTCTTCAGTATGACTTGGAATATAAAAATCTTTTGATGTGTTCTATGCGGGGAAGAGCAGGACAAATTGTTGGACAAGGATTTTCTGGAAAGAAAACTCAACTTGGAGTTAAGATGTCCAAGACTGTAAAAAAAGTTGGATGTCTCAATCTTAAAACAATGATTGAGGAAGACAAGTTATACTTAAATGATTATGAGATTATTTCAGAATTAACAACATTTATACAAAAACATAATTCATTTGAGGCAGAAGAAGGTTGCAATGATGACCTAGCAATGTGTTTAGTCATATATGCTTGGTTAGTTGCACAAGATTATTTTAAAGAACTTACGGATCAAGATGTAAGAAAACGTTTATATGAAGAACAAAAAAATCAAATTGAGCAGGATATGTCTCCATTTGGATTTATATCTGATGGATTAGACTCAAATAGTTTTGTTGATGTTGATGGCGATAGATGGTTTGTTGATGAGTATGGTGATCGTTCTTACATGTGGGAGTACATGTAAATGGACTTAGATGATCAAATCAAATTGGGGCATCTTCTTCTTGTTGATAGAAAATGTAGGTCATGTGGCGAATTAAAAAATTTAGTAGATGAATTTTATCGTACAAGAAAAAATAGAGGACATGTCGCATCTTCATATTCTTACGAATGTAAGGATTGTACTAAAAAAAGAATAGTTAAAGGGAGAGTAAAAACTGTAGTTTTTGATAGATGGCAATATCCTGACTGGTAGTGCTTGTTCATGCACGGTTTCCCCTATGAAAAGTATTTTTTTAATAAATATTTTTTAGATAAACTGAGAATTTACGGAGAAAAACATGGCGACTCCTCAATTATCTCCAGGCGTACTCGTCAGAGAGGTTGACTTAACAGTAGGAAGAGCTGATAATGTTTTAGATAATATTGGTGCAATTGCTGGACCTTTTCCAATTGGACCTGTTGACTACCCAATTGATATTACTACGGAACAAGATTTAATCAACGTATTTGGCAAACCACTGTCTACAGATGCTCAATACGAATATTGGATGTCTGCAGCATCTTACCTTTCATATGGTGGAGTTCTTAAGGTTGTTAGAACTGGTGGCAATGCTTTAAGAACTGCAACTGCTGGTGTAGGATCTGCATTAACAACATTACAATTAGATAACTATGATGATTATCAAAATAATCATCAAAATGATACAACTTGGTATTATGCTGCTAAGAATGAAGGAACTTGGGCAAATAACTTAAAAGTATGTGTGATTGACGATCTTGCAGATCAAAGAATCGCAATTACAACAGCAGCTGCTTCTTTAAATGCCGCAGTTGGACTTGGAGTTAGTTTAAGTCTCTCAAATGTCACTATTGCTGGAGTTGGAACAACATCATCATTCAGTGGATATTTAAAAGGAATTATCACTGGTATTTCCACAAGTTCATCTACTGGAACTTCCACTCTTGATGTTAAAATTGTTTCCAGAGTATCCTCTACAGGAACGGAAACCAAAATCACTTATGCAGAAAATACTGCATATGCAGCATTTGGCACTGGATCTGTTAGTGGAGTAGGAACGACTTTTAGTATCGTAAGTGCCGCTGGTACAATCCTTGGTCTTACTACAATTTCATCAGTCTCTGACTGGTATAATGAGCAAACTTTAGGATTAACAAACTCAACAATTTATTGGAAGTCAATTGCACCAAAACCAACTACAACTCAGTATGCAGCAAATAGAAATGGCAGAAATGATGGCATTCACGTTGTTGTAGTTGATGATCTTGGAACTATCACAGGAATTCAAGGAAATATTATTGAAAAACATGTAGGACTCTCAAAGGCAGTTGATGCAGTTTCTGCAGTCAATTCTCCACAAAAAATATGGTATAAAAATTACATCGCAGATTTCTCTGCAAATATTTTTGCTGGACACAATCCTTCTGCTGCTGCAGATTCCCATCAAGGTACAACTCCAACAGCAACTGGATTTACAACATATTCTGGAGTTGCTTCTGCATCATTTGTTGCAATATCAACAGCAAATGGTCTTTGGAATCAAAATGCTCAAGACGTAACATTCAGTTCTGTAGGAAACAAAACATACACGTTAACGAGTGGTGTTGATTATTCTTCTGGTGGTGGAATGGCAGCAGATCTTGGAAGTCTTGTCACATCTTATAATTTGTTTAGTAATAAAGATCAAATTGCAGTTGATTATTTAATCATGGGACCTGGATTGGGAAGCAAAGATCTTTCTCAAGCAAAAGCTAATCATTTAATTAGTGTTGCGGAGGCAAGAAAAGACTGTGTTGCATGTATTGGTCCGCACAGAGCAGACCTAGTTAACATCACAAATACAACAACTCAAACAACAAATCTTGTTACATACTTTAGTCCGATTAGTTCTTCGTCATACGCAATTTTTGACAGTGGATATAAGTACACATACGACAGATTTAATAACCAATTTAGATATATTCCATGTAATGCAGATGTTGCTGGTTTAATGTGTCGTACAAATATTGTTGCATATCCTTGGTTCTCTCCAGCAGGACAGCAAAGAGGTGTTCTAAACAACGTTGTTAAACTTGCATACAATCCATCAAAGGCTCAGAGAGATCAACTTTATCCTCAAAGAGTGAATGCGATTATCACAAAACCAGGTGTTGGAACGATTCTATTTGGTGATAAAACTGCACTTGGTTATGCATCAGCATTTGATAGAATCAATGTTCGCCGTCTGTTCCTCACAATTGAGCAAGCACTCCAAAGAGCTGCAGATGCTCAGCTATTTGAGTTAAATGATGAATTAACAAGAGCCAACTTTAGAAATATTGTTGAGCCATACCTGAGAGATGTTGAGGCAAAACGAGGACTCTATGGATTCCTGGTTGTTTGCGATACATCAAACAATACTCCTGATGTTATCGATAACAATGAGTTTAGAGCAGATATTTATCTGAAACCAGCTAAATCAATTAATTATGTAACGCTTACTTTTGTTGCTACAAGAACTGGCGTAAGTTTCGAAGAAGTAGCAGGTAGAGTTTAATTTATCAATCTAAATAACAAAAGGAGGATTTAACAATGGCAACAACAAGAGAAAACAAAACAATCTCTCAGTTTAAATCAGCACTTATTGGTGGCGGTGCTCGCCCCAATTTGTTTGAAGTAGAGATGACAACTTTACCTTCTGGCATTGCTTGGAATGCTGACAACTTTAGATTCATGTGCAAAGCGGCTGCTCTTCCTGCACAAAATATTGCATCAATTGATGTTCCATTTAGAGGAAGAATTTTTAAAGTTGCCGGAGATAGAACAATTGATACTTGGTCTGTAACAGTTATTAATGACGAAGGTTTTATTCTAAGAAATGCATTTGAGCAATGGGCAGATTTAATTGCCAGATTAGACAATAACATTGGTGCTACTGATCCAGCAGCATATATGACAAATGCAACTGTTTATCAGTTAGGAAGAGGATCAACTCCCAATAGCACAACAAATACAGGGAACGCTAATGCAGTATTAAAAGAATATCAATTTATCGATATTTTTCCAACTCAAGTTTCTCAGATCGATCTTTCATATGATTCGGGAGATACGATTGAGGAATTTACTGTCGAGTTCCAGGTTCAGTCCTTCACTGCTGCTGGAGCTGGTGGTCCAAACGGTTAATAAATAGTATTAAAGATACAATAAATTATGTCAAAGTTATTTGGGTTCTCAATTGAGGACACTGAAAAGTTATCACCATCTTCGGTTTCCCCCGTTCCTCAAAATAATGAGGACGGGGTTGACCACTATTTAAGCAGTGGATTTTTTGGATCTTATGTAGATTTAGAAGGTGTATATAGAACTGAATTTGAACTTATCAAAAGATATCGTGAAATGGCACTTCATCCAGAATGCGATAGTGCTATTGAGGATATTGTAAATGAAGCAATTGTTTCCGACAGTAATGACGTTCCCGTTCAACTTGATTTAGATAATCTAAACGCAAGTGACGGCATTAAGAAGAAGATAAGACAAGAATTTAAATATATTTTAGACTTATTAGATTTTGATAAAAAGTGCCACGAGATTTATAGAAATTGGTATATTGACGGCAGAATTTATTATCATAAAATTATAGATTTTAAAAATCCACAAGAAGGAATTCAAGAACTGCGATACATTGACTCAATGAAAATGCGTCATGTTCGCCAACAAAAAAAAAGTTCTGAAAACAAACTTGCACCAATACAAAGGTTGCAGGGTGAAAATCCAATGGATTATGAATTTCCAGAAATTGAAGAATATTTTATTTACAATCCAAAAACTCCATTTCACTCAACAAATCCAACTTTAACTGGTGCTGGTCAAGGAATTAAAATTGCCAAAGATGCAGTTACATATTGCACTTCAGGACTTGTAGATAGAAATAAAGGAAATACCTTATCATATCTCCATAAAGCGATTAAGTCACTCAATCAACTTCGCATGATTGAGGATTCTCTTGTCATTTATCGTTTATCTCGTGCTCCAGAAAGAAGAATTTTCTATATTGATGTAGGCAATCTTCCCAAGATTAAGGCAGAACAATATCTTCGTGATGTAATGATGCGTTATCGCAATAAACTTGTGTATGATGCAAACACTGGTGAAATTCGTGATGATAAAAAGTATATGGCAATGTTGGAAGATTTTTGGCTTCCACGTAGAGAAGGTGGAAGAGGAACTGAAATCTCGACTCTTCCAGGTGGTCAAAATCTTGGAGAAATTACTGACATTGAGTATTTTAAGAAAAAACTCTACCGTTCACTCAATGTTCCACCATCAAGAATGGATGGTGAAGGTGGATTTAATCTTGGACGTTCTTCGGAAATTCTGCGCGACGAACTTAAATTTACTAAGTTTGTTGGTCGTTTAAGAAAAAGATTTTCAAATATGTTTAATGATATGTTAAGAACTCAATTGATTCTTAAAAATATTATTACTCCAGAAGATTGGGAATCAATGAGTGAGCATATTCAGTATGATTTTCTGTATGACAATCATTTTTCAGAACTTAAAGATGCAGAACTTTTAAATGAAAGATTGGCAATGGTAGCAACTGCAGAACCATACATTGGAAAATATTTTTCTCAAGACTATGTAAGAAGAAAAATTCTTCGCCAAACGGATGAAGAAATTTTAGAGCAAGATAAACTCATTGAAAAAGAAATTAAAGACGGAATTATTCCAGATCCAAACACTCCCGTTGATCCGATGACTGGTATGCCATTGGATGCTGCAGGAGCACCATCAGGAATGGATCTTGGACAACCAGTTATGGAACCAGATTTGGAATCTCAGGGAAAGGCAACTGAAGCGCCAAGTATTCCAAAGGGTGGAGAGATATAAATACTAAAGAATTTAACACAAGAATATCATGGATGATCTTTTAGATATGATTGTTTCAGATGAGTCACCATCAGAAATTAGCGACAAAATTAAAGAAATTTTGTTTGCAAAATCTGCAGAAAAAATTGATAATTTTAGACCTTATGTGGCAGATTCTTTTTTTGGTTCAGATGAGGAAGAATAATTAAAACAATAAATAATTATTAAATGAATTATAAAGAATAATGGCACATAGACCAGTTGGGGCGGGAGTCTCTGTTAGTACAAGCACTGTAGCTGCTGCTACAACATCGTTTCCAATTCAAAGTGATACTTTGAGAGTTGTTGCTCTTGGAGCAAATGCTTTTGTCTCTGTGGGAACAAATCCAACAGCAACTCTTGCAGATTATCTGATTCCTGCAGGAACTTCAGCAACTCTTGCTCTTACAAAAGCATCTCAAAGAGTTATTGGAATTACGACAGGAACAACAACGGTGATTACTTGTCCAGAGGGAACTCAAATGCCTTTTGGTGTTGGAGATAAAGTTACTCTTTCTGGTGCAAATTTTGCACAATATAATACATTAATTACTGATGCAGAAGTTTTATCTGTAAATACGAATACATCGTATAACGGAAACTTCCAAACATCTATTACTGTAGATGCTAACACGAGTGGAATTACAACTGCATTTAGTTCTCCAGATGCAACACTAAGGAGATCCAATAGAATTTCTGCAATTACTAATGGTGGAGCAGGATCTATTTTTGTACAACAAGTTCAAATCTCAGGACAAGCGTAATGAAACTCATCAGAGAAGAAATCGAAAAAGTTGAAGTTCTTACAGAGAATGTAAATGGAAAGAAATCCCTTTTCATTAAAGGTATTTTTCTCCAAAGTGAGTGCGTTAATCGCAATGGAAGAATGTATCCATTTTCGATTATGGAAAGAGAAGTGAAACGTTATAATGAAAATTATGTACAAAAAGGTCGTGCTCTTGGAGAACTTGGTCATCCAGATGGACCAACGGTAAACCTTGATAGAGTTTCCCATAAAATTACTGAGCTTTATCAAAATGGCAACAACTTTGTAGGTAAGGCACAAATTTTATCAACACCAATGGGAAAAATTGCAGAGTCTCTTCTTAAGGATGGAGTAACTCTTGGTGTATCATCTCGTGGTATTGGTTCTCTTAGAGAAAATACTAAGGGTTACAAAGAAGTTGGTGAAGATTTTATGCTTGCAACTGCAGCAGATATCGTTGCCGATCCTTCTGCACCTGATGCTTTTGTTCAGGGAATTATGGAAGGAAAAGAGGGGGGTTGGGAAGGGG